CAATTTGCCGACTGCGTAGCACAGCGGCTCAAAAATAAATCGGATGATGCGACCGGTTGTGTCGCGCTTGGTGTGCCGCAGCTCTGCACGCAGGTCCGTTGAGCGATGGCGCGTGCCCCACTCCAACACCTTGCGCACAGTCATGTTTAGCTTGCCGTCGCCACGTTTAAAGCCAAAATCAACCAATGGCAGGAACAGCGTGTGGTAGCCAACCTCATGCGCCTTGGTAAGGTGTTTGTCTGCGTAGGCGATCCATATTGCGTTGCGGAACGAACCAAAGCCGTAGGCGTGGTTCATGGCTGTGCAGACGATCTTGGAGCTTCCCTCACCACTGCCGCTTGACGTCACTGCATTGCCAGAACTGTCGGTTACTGCATTGCCCTCGCTATCTGTAACGGCAGATGTGGCCCGTCCATCCCCGACGGGAGACCCACTGCTACTGCTGCTTGAGTAAACGTTGGGGTTTGACGTAACAGGTGGCGGTGTGTATGAAACAATTGGGGCTGGTGCTGGCGTGGAGCCTGGTATGCTTCCTATTGATCCAATCAGCGTACCAATAGGGTCGTTGGACGCATTGGCCGCATCGATCATCGCGTCAGTAACGGAACTTCCGCCCACAGGGTCGCTGGGCCCAGTAACTATTGGCGCAGCAACAGGCGTGGACGCAGCAATCTCAGCGATCAATGTGCCAATCGGATCGGTTGAAGCGTTGGCAGCGTCCAGCATGTCCTGCGTAACGCCGCTGCTGCCGCCGACCGATGTGTCCACACCGTAGTAGGGCTGGCCAGAGTCGGAGCCACCAGTCTCTCTGGCGACTCGGCGGATCAACTCGTCATTGGCAAACGTCTGAGCCATCGGCCTGTAGTCTGGCGCTAAGATGCCCTCGCCGCCCGTGACGCCGCCAATGTTTGGCATGACGTTGGCCTGTTGGTTGCCATAAAAATTCTGGTACGTGTCCGGCGTCACTAGGGGCTGGTATGAGTTTTGTGGCCGGTTGAGTATGCCCTGCTGCGCCAATAGTGAGGAGTCGGTGATGCGGCCTGTGTTGTCAAACGGGCCAACAGGCATTGGCGCCTGCTGCGCGTAGAAGGGTACCTGCGTCGGCTGCTGGAATGGCATGGGATGATGGAATGGCGTGCCGACTTGGCCGCCGCCCTTACCGCCAGGCGATGGCTGCTGCATAGGTATGCTGCCGCCCTTACCGCCAGGCGATGGCACTGCCATTGGCATTGGGTGTAGTTGCATCGAATTATCAAATGCAGGGTCCATAAAGTCCCCTTGAGGTTGATCTCCAGTTATTTGGTTTTCGCCGCCTTTACTCATATCAAATCCTTTTTAAGTATGAACCAAGCTGGTTCGTACCCTTCGTCCTTCAAAAATGTCTTTGCCCACCCCGGCCTTCCGGCCAACGATACCCTGCTGCAGCCATTCTTCTTGCCCCAATCCTCAATGCGGGGCCTGATTTCTTTAAGCTCATCAAGGTCGCCGCCTGCAAGGAAATAATGAAGGTCCCTCATGCGCGGGTAGACAATGATCTCCGTGACGACAGCAGAATTCTGGCCTGCCCACAGCTGGTACCTACCACTCAGCAAGCCAGCCGCTATGTCTGAAAAGGTGTGTGTCCCTTGGCTATATTCTAAGGCAGCCTCTATGTATGTGCGGCACCTCGCAACGTCTTCAAATAAATCGGCCATGTGTTCTTTCTGTAAGTTTTGACTACATGGTCAATTTTATGTCACCTTCGGCTGCCCTGGACGGCGTCCATGCGCATGGTTCCCACGCGCCAGTTGTTGTTGCCATTGCTCTGGACCCGCATCTTGACCTGCCGAGCAGTAAACCGCACGCTCGTCGGATTGGACATAGAGTACGGGCCGTGGCTGGATTCGGCGCTGTTGGGATACAGCTTGGTCTTAAACAACGCGGTCACCTCACCCTGGTTCAACTCATCCGGTATCAGCTCACGCACGGCCATCAAATTGTCGCCAGCTCCGATCTGGACCGGACCACTCTCGCAGTACAGCGTGCCGCCCTCGTAGTCAAAGCCGACCTCGTGCTCGTACAGGTAGCCGTCGGTTGAGAACATCATCGGCTTTTCAAACGCGCCCCTACCAGTGCCGCAGGTTCTACCCATCAAGCCAATATTCCAATGGCCCTCTCGGTAGTTGTATGTCACGTAGCTGTCAACCTCGTTGGATGACGCGCTTGGGTAGAACCACCACACCTCGCCAAACTCACTGTTGTGGACGGCGTAGGTCTTACTGGACTGCGACGTGTTTATGTTGCGGTAGATGTAGTCACTCACGTCGGACGGTAACGGCTTGATTGAGCCGTCGTACATCCAGAAACCTGACTTACTCATCCAGAACGCGGCAGAGTCTGACACGATTGCCACGGCCTGCGGTGAGATTAGCCCACAGCCAGAGCCGATCTTTTCAAAGCTGAAAATAAATGGCTGGCCGATGTAGGCGGAGGCGTGGCAGTCTACGTCGGTCCACAGCAAACTAAGGCCGCGCACGCGCTTGCCAGCCAGCAGTGTTCCAGTTGTGGCCAGCTCAAAATCACCAGACTGGTTGGCGGTGCTTGGCGTCCACACTGTGTTGTCCTCTTGATCGCACCATTGGACCTTGCGCGGGTTGCCACCAGCGCCAAGGGCAAATATAAAGCGCTCTGATGTTGTGAGTATGGCCTTACAGCCGGTTGGCGCGTTTGCTATTGCGGCAGCCGCCGTTGGTGTTGTAAAGTCCAGCTGCCACTCGTACAGCTTGCCGTCCGCGTTGCTGCACCCAACCAGGTACTCGCCCCATGTGTCCAGCGTCCACATAGTGGCCGGCGTGATGGATGCTAGGCTCTGGCGCTCCACGCCGTATGCCTGCGAGCCGTAGACGCCGTTTCCGTAGCCCGTAAACACGGTCGCGTCCTCGATGCCGGTTGTGAATCCGGCTGGCGTGATGTCCTCCACAGCGCCATCCACGCGCATGGCGTACAGGCCGGAATGTGTGCCGATGCCTATCCATGGGTCGGCGTCGTTGTCCTTCCACGTTATGAGCGCACGCGCTGCACCGGTCACGGTGTTGTCGCTGCGCTTGCGCCAGCCGCCTACAGGGCGCATGGTGCCCTCATAAAACCGGACCAGGTTAGCGTCAAACCACCGCCCAGCGCTTTGCAGCTCTGTGCCGTTGCGGTAGATGCCTGGCGGTATTTGGAGTGGGATAAATGCCATGGTTAAAAATCTCAGGGTGGTAGCGATGAAACGTAGATGACAGACAGTATTGATGCCGGCACCACGGGGTAGGGGGTGCTAGCTGCGTTGGTCACCAATTGCACGTTAGTGTCATCTGCCGCCCACATAACTTGGAGGTAGTCATCGGCCTGCATGCTGATGGAAAAATTCCAGTTGACCGTGCCATATGTGCCCGCACCTGACAGTGTTGTAATGCGTGCATAGCTTGTGTCTACACCGTTTAATTTAGTCCAAAACCAGATGTTTTTTGAGCTTCCATTGGTTGACTCCAAATTTGCTGCGTATTGAAAATTGTAGATGCCAGCCACTAGGACGGTAATCTTGTTAGAGTCTACGACCGTGACCGTGTTGTTTAAGTCTGTGACGTTGAAGTCAACAGGGTAAGACGTGTCGATGACAGCAATGTTTTGCGTCGCGGTACTAAAAAACAAACCGTTTGGATTGTCAATGTATTGGCCGCCGCCAGGGCCAAACAGCGACTGCAGACCGCTGGTCAGCCGGATCATAAACGTGCGGATTAGGCCAGAGCTTGTCCGTGTGTTTTGCGCACTATACTCGTCCGGCGCGCTTGGCAGGGTTGGGACTGGTGGCGCGGATAGGGCCTGTTGTCTGTTCGATGGCATGACTTAATTATGCTATCAACCCGGCTTTGTAGGCTGTCCTACCGCCCTGCTTAAACGCCGTCAGGACCTGGTTCTTATTGTCCGCAATGTCATAGCTGATATGTACCCAGCCAGAGGCTGGTGTGCCGTCGTAGAATTCTAGTATCAGTTGGCGAAAATTCATCTTGTTGATGTGCTCTGCCAGTATGAGGTTGTCCACGCCTGGTATTTCAATGTCCGCAGCACAGCCTCGGCAGTGGTCCGATGTTGCCGACCCACCTATTTTTGTGTTCAGCTCAGGGCATCGGAAGCCGCTGCTAATGTGCACAGGCAGCCCATAGTGGTCGCGAATCGGCTGGAGCACACTCTCACACAGCGCCACCAGGTTAGACAGCTGCGTGTCGTCTGGTTGGTTGTTGATGCCCAACCTGATGGCTGTCTGTGATTTTGTCAGCTCTTCAAGTGAAAAGTTTTTTGTGAGCATCATATAAATTCGTCCTTCTTTATTTGTATGCAGACAAGTTTAAAACTTGCAACATCTAGGTCTGTGGCCAGCTTTTGTCTGACCGTGTAATTCGTCGCCTCGCACTGGCTGGCTGTCGCTGTTAAGCTGCCGTTGGCAAACCCGCAATTGCCGCCACTGAGACAAATAAAAACAACCGGCAGCCAGAATGACATGACGTACTCCTTTTATTTGGGCAGACTCAGTTTGCTGGCCGCCAGCTGCTTAACCATGCCACGCAGGCCGTAGATGACGATAACCATTCCGATAATGATGTACCTGTACCATTCCGGCATCTTGTCAATAATCTCAAAGCCGTTTAACGAGTAAGGCGCCAGCGATGGGATGAACGCCATAATCATAGGCGCCAGGAACACAATCAACAAGAATTCGTCCTTCCAAGACTTAGCCATTTGCTCCATAGCAATCTTGTCTAAGTCAAAGTCCTGCGCCTGGCCAGACTCCGCCATGCGAGTCGCTGAAATCGCCTTGGCCTTCTGTATGTCGGCCTGGGCTTGGATGCCAACGATAGCAGCGGCAGACTGGGCTTCGGCTTGCTTTTGCTT